AGGATCGCGTCGATGCGCTCGACCACATCCCGTCCTGCTGCGACGAATCCCATGTACCCCCAGACCTGGCGGATTATGTGGAAGTGCAGCTCGGGGATCTGGTACTTCTTGTCTCCGACTACGAAGACAACGTACTCATCCGTCTGCTCGACCTTCTTAAGATCCGCCAGGATCTGCTCGCGAGCCTTACGCAGGTCTTCCTGGGTAGGTCCCTGCGTATTATAGGACGCCGTCAAGACTGGAAAGTCGGACATCCGAGTCTATGCTCCTGTGTTCAGCCGGCTGGTTGTCGGCTGCGGTGGTTACTGGTTCGTGCTCAGCTTGAAGGTCGAGCCGTCGAAGCCGGCGAACGCACCGAACCCGAAGTCGTTGATCACGAAGTTGTCGACCGTAGTCGGCAGACCGATGTTCGTGCCAACGCAGTTGTAGAGGGTCAGGTTCAGAGAGTTGCCGCCGTACGGCTGGTAGAAGTCCCCTCGGAATACGGGCGTCGTACCCATGAACGGATTTCCGCCGTCCAAGGTGAAGCCGCCGGCGACCGTATACTCGTACGAGATCTGGATAGGCAAGACCGCCGGACTCGTTGGGACGTCACCGGTGAAGAAATTGTAGACGCCTCCTGTGGCTGCCTTGTATTGGCCGGCGGACAGTGTGGCGGTCGTATTGACCTTGGTCATCCTGGCGCCGGTGCTGGGAACAAATACGCCGAGGTCGAAGGTCCAGGTCGCTCCTTGCGAAGCCGTAATGGTGGCCGCGATATTGCGAGCCTCCGCGAACTGCGTCAGAGTCTGCCCGGCAGCAACGGTCTGACCGAAGAATAGAGAGTTGTAGACCGGCGTCGAGATCAAGGCGTATTTGCCCTTACCCTCGATCTTGGTCTTGCCCCGGGCAACGGCAATCGGGAACTGACCCTGCGAGTACAGGTCACGCAGATCACCGGTGAAGGTAATCGTGATGTCCTGCAGAGCCATCAGCTGCACTGGCGTTGCGTCGGCGATGTCGGTGCGGGTGACGAAGAAGACCCCCGATCCGAAGCCGAGTTGCATCTGGGTAGTGGCGACCATGTCTTAACTCCTCAGAGGTCTTTTGGCGTTGTAGTAGTTAGTTAGCTATGGCCATAGGATCTTGATGGGGACACAGACCATGGCCTGCGAGTCTGTATCTCCAGTGTACCTCAGAATAGCCCCTTGAATCTTCACGTATTGGACAAGGTTGCCCAATGTACAATTGTTCGGGAAACCAAAGCCAGCTGCATCACCGTCGATGGCGCTCTCGATCGCCTCCAACATCCAGGTGACATACCTGGTTCCGAGCTCTTCCGAGTCTCCGGAATTGACGCTGCACCAGCCGAAGATCCGAGCTCCCAGCCAGCGGACGGGCGGCATGTGGAAACCTGGCTGCTCGTATATTTCCGGCATACCTTCGAACTGAGCCAAGAACGGCATGCTCTCCTGAGGGATCTGATTTCCATCAACGAACCTCCGAGCCGATCCCTGCCAGGTGCTGTGTCCCCGAATCTGCTGAGGGAACTGGGACTCCTTCAGTAGGTCAAACAGAGCCTGGAAGATCTGCTCACGAGAGGTGGCTAGCGAAGCAGTCGAAGTAGGCGATATCCGGAGTGTCATATCTGCGCCTGCTAGCCCTTCACGAGGCCGACGCCGGAGTTGAGACCCGACCTGTTGATCGCCCTTATGACTGCCAGCTCGATGTCATTGTTGGCCTCTCTAGCCATCTCCGTGAGCGCACTCAGTAGGTAGTAGTACGGGGCCATCTTGCCGCCTGGATGGTGCACCTGGAAGGCAACGACAAACTCATCCATCGTAGTCTCACCGCCCTGCTGGAACTCCTTCAGGGTGGAGGTAGGGAATACCAGAGCACTGGCGTTACGAGGCTTGATGAGATGTGCAGGAATTACTCCACCCATCTCCAGGATGTTGGCGTAGGGGACCTCTTCATGGTCGACCCATACCTCACCTATGACGGTCTCGCCCTCATCGTACACAGCAGTCGATAAGGCCTGCGCCAGATGAACATGACCAGGTCTCGTAGCGCTATGCAGGTCCGAGAACATCTCACCTATGTTGGTCTCAGCCGCTGCCTTCAACTTGCCGGTAATCACACGCATCGCCGCCATCACCTCTTGCTTTGTGAGGGCAGGCAGCTCTCTGAACTTCTCCTGCAGAGAAATGACATTTACGTCTACGCGGATTCCGTCGGCCATACTACATGCTAGATCGGTAGGGTTGATTTGAAAGGTTGGAGCTGACGCTTGATCTGCGCTGGTATATCGGACAAGTCGTATCGGACGGTCACCTGCTGCTGAACGGTTCTCGACATCTCACCCACGCGCGACCGGTAGGCAAGACGCTCTGCTACGTATTGCAGAGCAGCCTCTTCCAAGGCGGCCGGGATGAAGCCGTAGGTAATCAGAACTGAAGCGGCCGCGTCATCCTTGTAGAACTCATAGATCCCAGGTTCACTCAGAGGAGAGCCTTCATCTACAGGGAGGACGCGATACTGTCCGACTGCCGTCGGAGGATCTGTCACCCTGACGAAGGGTGTATTGTCTGAGGCGTATACTACTCCTCCGTCTTGTGCCCAGATCCCATAGAGCTGGTTCAGCGTAATCTTCGTCGTCGAGTTAGACCCGGAGGCTGCTGGGATATCGTAGGCCTCGTTCGTGACTTGGTAGCCTGCCCGATATGAGACTAGGATGTTCTGGCTTCCCGCTTGGAAGGGAGCTCCTACGATCTTCTGGTGGGACCCCGGAGGCTGTCCATTCCAGGCTGACAGTGTATACCCGTTGGAAGGTATCAGTGTTGAAGAGGGCGAGATGACTACCCCACAGGCCGAAACAGATGAGACGGACAGAACAGGGTAATTGCGGAGGATAACTGTGCAACCCCCCGAGCCACTGTACTGCTCGTTGACATAATCCTTCGGCAAGAGCCAGGGGCGCTCGAGGTAGGCTAGGATGTCGGCGCTGACCCTTGAAATCATTCGTGCATACAGGCGATCAATTGAGACGCCAGAGCTCGTCCCTTGGACGTAGTTGGAGGTTGCCAACCAGTCCTTGAGATTCCCTAGCGTGGTGAGATCGCCTAACTTCATGTTGAACTAAATTCGTGGGGTAGAAGGTGGGGGATTGGGAGCACCGTCCCCGGAGCTCCCAATCCGTCGATCCTTAGGCGTCCGGGATGTTCGTCAGGATGAACATCGCGAACGGGGCGTACACGGCCAACACCTCCTCGGCGTAGACCCCGTATTCCCGTTGGCGGGTGCGCAGCGGCCAGTCGACCCGATAGTAGTCGCGGCGGATCTTCATCTCCGCGACATTCGGCACCTCGTTCGACTGGTACCACGGCGGTAGACGCTCACACCAACCCATCATCGTCCCGGGAGGCAGATCCGGATGGATCTTGATCGGCAGCTTGTAGCCGGCCTCGTGCGAGAATGGGTTGAAGTAGTAGTCGATCACGCCGCCGGCGGTGATGGCATACGGCCCGCCCGGTGACGAATTCGCGTCGTACCGCAGCAGCGGTCCGGCGGTGTTCGACAGCACCTTGTCCGCGATGTTGCGCTGCTCGCGGGCATTGACGTAGATCACCGAGGGCCCGAGCTGGTACAGATCCCACATGCTCTCGAGCATCGTGTCGATCTCTTCGATCGAACCGCGACCCGAAGATGTCAGAGCCGCCGGCACACCCAAGGCACCAGGGGTCATGAAGGTGACCATGGCGTTGTTGACCGGATTGAAGCCGATCGACAGCAGACCGTCGTAGGCGAGCGTCTGATTCCGGCTGTTGTCGGCAGTGATCGCCGTCGCAGCTTGCCGACCACCGACGATCGGGACCGCCAGCGAGCCGTTCGCCTGGGTCGTGATGACCTGCAGCGTCTCCGCAGCGGCCGTCCCGATGTACCAAGCGTACGCAACTGCACCCGCGACCGGAGTCGTCCAGAACGCGAGATGATTGGTGCCGGACACGATTGCCTGGGTTGCCGAAGTCGCCGACTTCTGAGACGATCCACCCGAGAGGGTGAAGGTCTTTCCGTCGGCGCCGGTAACCACCCGGCTTGTCGCAACGCCACCCGCCAGCGAGCTGTTCTTGTAGCCCTCCAGCGTCAGCGCGACGACGATCACGTCGTAGGTTGCCGAGCCCAGCGTCGAGCCGGTATCCGCAACCGCCGCGACCGAAGGCGTGGCAGGCGTCCCGAGGGCGAGCGTCGCATTGCCGCCGAGAATGCCGGTTTCCTCCTTCCGCATCATCTTCTGCAGCAGACGGAACGTCACCATGGCGTTCTCGTCCTCGAAGCCTTCCGCAGCAGCTTCCGCTTCGAAGGTGAGGTAGTCTTCCTCGCCCAGCGTTACGTAGGTTGCGGCTCGCGGCACCGAGGTGTACGACATCGTCCCCGAGCGCTGACCTTCCGGAACCCAGCCCATGGAATCGTATCCGGAACCGACCAGGCTGCGGATTTCCTTCCAGTGTGCTGCATCGCCGGGATGCTGCGTACCTGCTCCCCGCGGACCCACGCGCGGAATGGAATTCCGGAGCGGGGTGATCGTCGGGTAGATGTTCTTGGCCGGGATCTCGAGGTTGTACCAAGTGAGTCCCGTCGAGATGGTAACCCCCTTCTGGAGGCCCCCTCCCATCAGCATGTCTCCTGCGAGTGGCTGACCCAGTGAACCTTTGAATAGGTCGAGCGTTTCGCGGGAGAGATCGCCTGCACTTCCTTGCATGGCCTTCTCCGTTGAGTGACAGTTGTGGTTCGGCCGGTATGGCCAGGGTCAGCAGCTCAGTTTCCCGTCCCCGGTTCTGCTTCGCTGCCGTGTTCGCCGGCTGCTCCACTTCCGTCCCCGGAAGCAGCGACAGCCGACATGGAATCGGATGATTGGTATCCCGTAGCACCCTGAGGCGCCTGCAGAGGTTGGGAGCCTACGATGACTGGGGGCTCGTAGCCTTCCGCAGCCATCTTGAGATATTCCTGCGGCCCTTCGGGCAGAGGCCGGCCATCGTTGCCGACCGTCGTCGAATGGTCATCGCCTTTGCAGATGTCGCATAGGTGCGACTGATCAGCGAAGTGGCGGCTGATGAATCCGGACCTCGTCGCCGGGATCTGGTAGTGCTCGATGACCTCGCGATCGGGCCGTCTGAATTCTTCCGCTGCCATGTTTCGCTCCTCGAGGGATGCCGTAGGTGTTGGGGCGTAGGTCGGGGGTGGAGTTACGGATTCGGGTTGTGTGGGTGGAACCGCGTCATTGTCGGACCCACACGCGTGGGATGTCCAACACCCGGAGAGCCGCCTGCCAGCTCGCGCGTGCGAATCTGGTGACCCGGTCGATTATCCGGGAGAAGCTCGCCGGCGTTGGCTCGGCGCATGGCTGCAAGCTGCTGGGGGGTAGTTCCAGGTGCTGTGAGAGCCGGACCCAGAAAGCCTCGTTCGAGAGCGTCCGCCAACCAGCGGAGCTTCTCGACCTCCTGTGCGCTCAGCGCATTGACGGGCTCCAACACCTGCTGGACTGGCGGAGCCGTGGCGCCCTGAGCGACCATCTGAGGCCACTGGTACTGATGCTGGCTATCGCCTGCTGCAACGGAGGTCACCCAGAACAGATCGTTGCCGTCGAGCAGCACCTGCCCGTTGACGAGCGTCGCCTCATTCAGGTCGGCGCCGGAGCCCCAGACCTTCGTGATGATCATGGGGTAGGCTTCGCCTGCACTGACATCGTTGCCGACATGGACGATCGAGCCGTCGGAGTTCTCCTGATGAGTCGCCATATTGGCTAGGGCGTCCGCACGACGCTTGTTGATCTTGGCCGCGTCGTCTTCGCCAAGAGTGTATTGGACCACTCGACAGATGCTGGGTACTGGCATGGTTTGATCCTTGGGTTAAGGGAACGCAGAGTGCTCGTATCTGCGGTTGGTGGCGTAGTTAGTTCCGGGTGACCAGAACGGGGTTGCGCTGGGCTGCCTTGATCAGCTCGAGGGCTCGTGTCTGCGGATCGAGGCCATCAAGATAGCGCTTCACCATCTCGGGCGTATCGACGTTGCCGGCACTCGGGACCGAACCCCTCCCCGAATACGAGATGGTTGTATCGCCTCCCTTCTCGACCGCAACGACGCCGGGCATGATCCGCTTGACTCCGCGAGCAGGCTCGGGCATCTTCTCGAGGTCCTTCACCCGATTGACGAGCTCCTGAACCTGGCCGGTCAGGTTGCCCATGACGCGTTTCAGGACGATGTTTTCCTCCGCCATCTTCGACAGAGCGCCTTCGCCGAAACCCATCGACTTCTCGAACGACCCGATCTCCTCGTCGGTCGACCGCAGGAGGACTCCCTTCGACATTGCGCAGTCGGCTCCGAGATCTGCCATCCCGTCGTGGATCTTCTTCAGTGAGCTGCGCGTCGAGGTTGATAGGGCTGCACCAGCCTTCGACACCCACTTGTCGACATCGGCATCCATGCAGACATCGCCGTCGGTCATCGCAGAGACATGGTCGTGGGCTGCCTGCAGATGCATCCGGTTGACCTGGCCGAGACGCCGGCCGACCTTCTCGAGGGCATCGATGAGCCGTACTGCAGGGCTCTTCTTATACTGGAAGCCCTTCTTCTTGGCTTCCTCCTCGGCCTCCTCCTCGGCCTTGCCGACTGCCTTGTCGAGCAGACCATGCAGATAGGAGGCATTCGGCCCGACGGCGGCTCGAGTCAAGACGACAAGTGCTGTTCCCTGGTCGCCGTAGTCGCCCATGTCCTCGGTGCCCATGACGAGCTCGGAGGTCTCTTCCTCGACGAGCCGACGTAGGAACATGCAGAGGTTCGAGATGTTGCGCTCGAGCTCGGCGGCCATCGGCGAATTGTCACCTTCGCGAATCGCCTCTAGTGCGAGGCATTCCTTGATGTCGTAGAGGCGGAGGATCGAGCAGGCAACCTCGCCGACATCATAGAGGTGCTTGGAGATGCAGCTGCCCATCGTCTCGAGCAGTTCGATGCCCTTCATCGTCGAGGCATCGGGAGGTCCTTCCTTGCTGACCTTCTCGAGCCAGGCTTCGCTGATCGCCTTGCGAACCTGCATCAGCTGTAACTGGGTGTACTTGCCGATATTGCGAGGCATCTGCATGAACGTCCAAGATGCCTGAACATGAGCCGACGTGTCCAGCGGATAGAGGCTTTTTCCGCCCTTCAGGAGGCCTGGATCGGCATACGGGACGTTGCCATGTGGCTTCAACTGCTTCTCGAGCTGCTCGTCATTGAGAGCCTTCTCGGCGGCCGACCACGCTTGGGCAAAAGCCTTCTGCTCGTCGCCGCTCTCCTTGTAGACGCTGTTCCAGACATGCATCCACTGGCGCTGCTTATTGGCACTCGTGAAGTGCTCCTTGACGGCCGCCGGAAGTTCGTCGACTGAATTGTAGACCTTGCCGAGCGGAATCATCCCGGAACGGGTCTGTTGGCCGGCCACAGCTGCCTGCCAGGCCTTGTCGAATGCCTGGGCGTCGGAGATTTTGACGGTACCTCCATCGACGGAGTCGAGAGCCTCGCGGAGGCTCGCCATCGCTGCGTCTGCAGGAGCTGTCAGCTCCTTCATCATCTGCTGACGATCTAGCTCCTGATTCCAGGCTACGGCGTCCGCTTTCTTCGCAAAGGGTTTATTGTCCTTCGCAAGCCAGTATTGCCGAAGGCCTGGATTGAGATCCGCCGGAGGAGTTTCCGTACCACCGGTCCCGTCGGCACTTTTGGATACACCGGGTTGTCCTCCACCCGGGCTTCCGGAGCCTTGATCGCTGTTGACGCCACCGGCGCTATTGTCAGGATTGCCCTCGCGGGTCTTCGGCTCGTGCTCGTGGGCGCCGGATTCGTGTTCCTTGTTCGTTGCGCCCGGATCGACTGCTGTCGCATCACGGCGCCAATTCGGCTCGCCGTTGCCGGTTCCCGACGAGCCGGTCATGCTGGGCAGATCGGGAACGTGACCGGATGTTCTGGCGATCGCTGCCGCTTCAGCCGTAGCTGACTCTTCGCGACCCGGCTGATGCATTGCCTTCTTGATTTCCTCGAGGACGGACGCCTGGACGTTGGTCGGCAAGGTCCAGAAGGCTTCGATCTGCTCCTTGCTGAGGCCACTCTCAGCGAGGGTCTTCTCGGCCTTCTCCTTATCTTCGTCAGCGCCCTTATCCTTGGCGTCCTCTTCCTTGTCCTTCTCCTGCATGAATGGCGGGAGCTTCTTATCCTTGTCGTCTTCTCCGCCGGCCTTATTCAGGTCGTCGGCAGCGGCTTCCTTTGACAGTTCGGCGTCGAGCTGACCGGAATGAAGCTTTTGGAAGGCTTCCTGCACTCCCTGCTCGTTATCGACAGTCACGAACGAACGGATCTCGACCTCGGGAACCGGACCGACCGACTTGATCAGCTGGAAGGTTGCCGTCGGGAGGCAGGGGATATCGACGAGGCTCAGTTCGATCGGATCGGCGATGTAACGCGTCAGGCGGGGGTTGGCAGAGTCGGTCCAGCGCTTGACATAGCCGCCGCCTTGGCTGAAACCGGTGTAGACGCCTTCCTGGACCTTCAACCAGTCCTGGTCGTCGACGATCTTGGCGCACACCTCGATCTGCTTGAGGCTATCGTTGAAGTGTAGCTCCTTCAGGACGCCCGCAGCCGACTTGCCGTGCATGGCCCGGACGTTGCCGAGGGACTTGCCATCCGAGGCCTTGGCGATGTCAGCCGACCACTTCTCGTAGTACGGCTTGGTGCCATCATAGTCGCAGATCTCGCCTGCTCGATCCGGCACCTCCGCGGTAGCCAAGCCGTACACCAGACGGTTGACCGCATCCACCTTGGTGATGGGCAGAAACATCCGAAGATCGTTGCCTTGCATTGTCCCGTCCCTCTTTTCCAAGGCTGCCAGCGGCAGGCCAGCTTTCTCGACATCGAAACGCAGGTCCAACTGGAAATAGTCGGACACCCCATCAGGGGAAATTGGACCTTCAACTAGGTCACAGCCTCCAGGAGCACGATACATGGTGCAAATGTAGCACCTCATGGCAGTCCAATTCGGGGACTGCGGCATATACCGCGCCTGGGCCTGTGAAATCTTCTCTTTCGTTGGAGCCGTTTGCATGTTGAACTATATTGACGTCACTGTAGTGAGTAGGGGCAAGTACGGTCTGGTGTGGCTTTGGCGAGCGGAGAGGACCAGACCGTACCTGCTAGTCGAGCTACCGGCTGGCTGCTAGCCGGTCACCTCGACAGCGTTCGACGGCGGAGCTTTGGTCCTGCCGGCGCTGTTGGCCGCTTCAACGGTGCAGGTGATGCTCTTGCCTACGTCCTTGCTCTGGACAACATAGTCCGGACCTTCGGCAATGGTCTCCTCGAGACCCCCGCCCTTGCTCTTCCAGTCGTAAGCGTAACTGGTTGGCTCACCTTCCCAGTTGCCCATCGTGCAGCTGAGAGTCTCGCCGACCGTGCCGGTCCCGGAGACGTACGGGACGTCGATATTCACAGGGGCGCCGAGCACCGGTTCGACCGGGGGTTCGGTCCCGCCCGGGCCCTGATCGGCCGGTACCTCGTAGATCGGAACGCCAGTATCCGACTGAGATGCAGCTCGTTCCCAATTCTCAGTGGCCATCCGATTGCCGATCGTAGCGTCGATTACGGCGCCTTGGACGACTGGAGACTCACCCGGGGCGAGTATACGGTCGGCATGCTGACCCGTACGTAGACGCATCTCCATGTCCAACGCGTCCGCGGCCGCCGATTCCGAACGGATGCTCTGGATACCCGGGCCTGCGCCGGAGACCGCGGTCGTCGCGATTTCCTCAGCAAAGTCGAGTCCATAGGTGGCCTTCATCTCGAGGATGTCGGTGCTGCGCACGTCATGGACGATGCCGTCGCCGTCGGCCTTGTAGAGGCGTGCTGTCGAGGTCCAGAATTCCTGACCGGGATGATGGGCCTTCATATCGATCGTCGGAATCAGTGCAGGCCGAAGGGCTCGCTGGTCATCGGGTTGAATTTCGGGCATGTTACTTCCTCCAAGTGGTTGTTGTAGGTCCTGGGACGCTTCACCTGAACCGCATCAGAGAGCCCACTGCCGCAGCTGTTGTCTGCGGGGTCTCATCCGACACGTATTCCAACCGACCCTTCTGCTTCCGGCGACGAATGCCGTCGTGCAGACCGTCAGCATTGAGGTCTTCGAACTCGATAGGCCAGGGAGCATAGCCCGACTGAGAGGCCTCCTCGTTGACGGCCTTGTCGAACATCGTCTGAGATATGAGCACCTTCTCAGCCGGCTTTGCATCCTGAGATTGCTTGTCTTCTTCCTTCGGAACAATAGTACTGTCGCTCTGTTGACCAACGACGTTCTGAGCTCCTGGATCGCCTGAGGCTGCTAGCCTCGCAGCCGCGTCCGGGCTCGTAAACGTCGTAATCGGGATGTAGCCCTGCTTCGTCAGGACCATCGGCGTTGAAAATGGGCCTCCTAAAGGCTCCTTGCCCAGATGCAGACGGACATCGTCGATCGCGAGGACTCCGGCCTTCGCATAGCCAGTGTCGATCTCCATCGCAGTCTTCGGATCCTGCTCTCGGATCTCAACGAACTTGAACTCCAGATCGGGCGACTTGAAGTCTTCTACGATAATACGGTCCATGACCGTCTTCACGTAGGACTGATTCGGCTCTAAACCGGCCTCGAGAGCTCGAGTGTTCGACTTCTCGACAACGCCTCGACTGACGTGCTCGATGAACGGATCCGGAGCAATGGCGAAGGTAAAGCAGATGACTCGCGCCAGGTACTCGTCGAAGATGTCTTTTAGCGGAGGAGACTTGGTCTCCTGGTACTTGAACTCCCCGGGGACCATACGAAGGCGGCGTCTGGTTGCCAGATTCCCTGAGAGGAGGGCATCCATCCAGTCTTGGAAGTCCTTGATCTGCTGGAGGTTCCACTCCTTTGGGAGCCCCATGAAAGCGTCGGGCTGCGATCCCTCGGTGTAGTAGGAGAGTTGGAATAGTGTACGACGGATGGCCGTGTTGATCGTGACGATGATCTGCTCGACCTTCGAATAGCCGTACATGTCGTGTGTACGGTAGTTCCAGGGGAGGTAGAGCAGCTCTTCCGTCGTGAAGTCTGCTGCTGGAATACCGTGCAGAATCTGCTGGTATGCAGGATCGGGAGGCATCGGCCTGCGACCGTCTGCAGCCAACAGGGGCTTGATCGTCGCTCCATCGATCAGCTCGAGGGCGTACAGCGTGCCGTCACGAGCACGTCTGCGCCATATCGAGGCTGCGTCGATGACGAAGACATCCTCCATCCACGCTTTGAGCCACTGATCCCAAGGCAGCTCGCGGTCGGGATATTGAAGGAAGTCCGTGATCGTCTTGATCCGATCTTTTGTCTCCTGAGGGAGCTTTGGATTGGCATCTGCTCCTTGCTTGGCCCAGAGCTTAGGGTCGCCTCTACCTGCTTCCCTCGGTCGGATGGTCCAGTCCAGAGACGACATCTGGTCCTTACGGGACTCTAACGCAATCCGAACCAGGTCGCAATTATCTGCCAGAGCTCGCAAGACACCGAAGGAAACCGGCTCGTTTGAGCGAGGATTATAGTTGAGGTTGACGCCCGTCGGGTAATCGTACCGACGGCCTTTGACTCCCTCCTGGTCCTGAGGAGCCATTGGGGCTAATGGTTGCATCGGGCCGAACCATGTCGTAGGTTCGACTCCGGTAATCACATACCGAGCAACTTGCGTGGCTCTCCTAGCCATACCGGCTAAAGACGTCACTCTTGCTCCAGGAGGGATTGCTGCCACTACCTAAGCCTTACCCTTCAGCTCAGTGTTGTTAGGACCTATTCTGGTATATTATGAAACACGTTCCTCTTGGACCTCAAGAGAAATCTTTAGAGCGACCATAATTTAACCATCCGAGGCATTTAGAACCGATATATGCCCCAGAATGTGTTCCGGCTGACCTCCTCTCCGACGACAAAGGGGTCCATCATACCCTCCCGGACAACCTGGTAAGAGATCTCGTGGAGGAGGTTGCGGATGTCGATACCGTCATCCTCCCACATCATCATTGGCTCGGCTTCTACCGGGACGACTCTTCGTCGTTCGTTCACGACGAATAGGCAGCCGTCACGCTTCTGCAAAGCCAAAGCTATCTGCTTTATGTCATCTTCGGGATTCAGGCAGTGCTGGAGAACCCACACAGCCAATGCGATATCGAAGGCTCCTCCGTCCAAGTTGACTAGGTTGAGGTACTCAGGAGAGCACGTAGCAAACCTGTTATCCTTGACATAGTCGACCGCCAGAGCCCGCATCGTATAGCTGATGTCTACGCCAAGAACATAGGCGTCATAGGCCTCGATCATGGCCTTAGACATCCTACCAATGCCACAGCCGTAATCGAGTACGCGGGTATCCAGTCCTTGAGGAGAGCACTGTTGAAATATCAGCCTGCTGAGGTACGGAGTCTCCCTCTCCCAGCGCTCGTCTGTTGTCTGACCTGACTGGGGAGTCAGGATGACAGCTTTCGCCTGCTGCTGGTTTCGGACGTTGTAGACCCCCGGGAAGTAAGTACGGATCATGGCTGCACCTTCTTCCCGAGTTCCCGCATCAGGCGGGTACGTACATTATCGACGACTGGACCCCAGTCATTCCACCTCTTTTGCCGGACTAAGGTGACCGAGGGATACCACGGAGTCTTCTCGCCTGATGCACCCCAGGGCCAGTAGGGCTCCTTACAGAGCATCACGTACGTGGGTACACCGAGAGTTCCTGCCAGATGAGCGATGGAGGTGCAGGAGGTCACAACTACGTCCATCTTCATGATGGCAAGTGCCGTATGCGTCCACACATCCAGCTGGGGAGACAGGTCGTGGATGAATCGATCCATCCCGATCTCGGCTATCTCCGCCGATTGTGGCCCAACTTGCAGACTATAGAGCCAGAAGAACGGGCTGTCCGCCAGCGAGCATAATGTCTTGAGAGGAACCGAGCGATCCTTGTTGCGCGGGAAGTCAGGTCGACCGGACCAGCAGAGACCGATCTTGAGAGCTGGCTTGACCTGAGGTTCGGGAATGTCAACCTTGATCGTATGATCAACCACGTCGGCTAGGACCCTGTTCCTAATTGTCTTTGACGGTCTGGGCACCTCGTTCAGGCTGAGGTTGAGAACTGCAGGTATCGTCCCGAGATGGACATGGTAGTCGGTTTTGACAATAGGGGCTCCGGCATGCAGGAGCTGAATCCCTCTATCCTGGAAGTCCCATAGGAGAGGAACCAGTTGGGGCACTGTTGAGAAATAGACAGACTCAGCGTTATCAAAGCATCCATGCTCGAGGAATCGGGAATACATGATCGTATCGCCAATACCTTGGTCGTGCAGGATCCTGATCGACCTGCCAGCCAAGGACTGCCCCACCCAGGGCTTACTCGGCAAGTCCCGCTCGATTTCGAAGAAGTCCTTCTCGATCCGCAAGTGGTAGTTCTTCCACCCCTTCTCGTAGTTTCCTACCAAAAGGTTCAGCAGGCTCAGATTCCATTTGGCGTCGCGTCTGTCCGGATCGATTTTCAGAGCCTCGGAGAAGGCCTTATCAGCCTCCCGGTATTTCCCCAGAGACATCTGGACGTTGCCCATCGACAACAGGCCTGACACCCTACTCATGGGTTCAGGATGATGGTTGTAGTCCAGAGAGCGTTGAGCGCAGAGCAGAGCCTCATCGTAGGCTCCCATACCCCACATCACGGACGATAGGTTTGCCCACAGCTGGAAGTTCTCCGGGCTCGAGGATAGTGCTCGACACAAAGCTGCTTTGGCTCCGAAGAACTTCTTCTCTTCGACCAGCTGAGATGCTAGTTTATTCGAGTTGGTTAGGGCCTGTTTGATCTTCTCGTCGGCATCGTCGGACAATTCGATGGTTTGCTGGTTGTTGCTCACAGATAGATCCTTTCTTTACTCAGGTCGACACGGAGACCAGGGCCTTCCATGTCATCTTTTGCCCGATCAAACAACTCTTCGAGTCGATCGAGCTCCTCACCATCAGGACTCGTCTCGCTCAAAAGACTACGCCGGATGATTTTCCACGCCTCAGCGGCGAACTCGCTCCCCTTGAGCGACATTTCAACCACGTCGACAACTAGTCTGGGATTTTCAGTGATAATACTCATTGAGTCGCCAACTTTGCAGCTATCTCACGTGCAGTGCCCACTGCGGCTTGTTCAGCAATCTCTTCTGGTGGCTGCGCCCACGCTAAATAGATCACCCCAACAAACGCAGTGTGGTGTGGTGGAATCGGAACAGCACATCCACGCCTCATGTTGCGCTCAAATAGGCGTCTGCTTAGAGGCCCCTTCTCTTCCGACAAATCAACACAGACCGGGCTACCTTCGAGTACTTGTACAAGTTTTCGCATATCTGAAGTGGTCACGATAACAGGTAGACGGCGAGGATTTGGAATGACAGGACGTTCTCCATCGCGTCGCCTAGCTGCAATGAACTTTTGAGAATTGCTGCCTAGGTCAATCGACCAAATCTGCACTAAATCGGCTCCAGTCTGCTCAACTAAATGGCTAAGTGCTTGCGGTATCTCGTGAGTCTTGAGCACAACCTGGTCAGGAGTCAACCACGACTCGATAATCGCTTCACGATTCTCGTAGAGTACCCATCCAGTCCCTCCTATAATGAACAGCAGGATTACTACTGCCGCTTTCCAGGGAGAGTCAATATACCCCAGGATCTGGCTGATTATGCCAGCAATACCTCCAGGGGAGGGCTGTAGCGGAGCAGGAGGTTCGGTCATCGCTGGCCTGGGCGTTGTTCGGCTATTTCGGCCTCCATCTTGCGTACGCGAGACACTTCCTCCTGCATGTACGCAATGAAACCCGCTCCAACGACATGAGGACGTGCATGAGCAATGACAACCGCATCGCCCTTATCAGGTGATCGTCCCAGTCGGGCTTTGACATGCTCCTTGGGCTCCACCAAAATCCCTCGGGGGGTTAGGGACCACAGAGGCGCAGTTAGATCAGCCAAGAGTCCCGGATCGGGTGGCAGAGCTAAGTCCTCTCCCAGGTCTGGATCAAGGGCTTCTCTGAATTTCCACCACCATTCCGCTCGAGAATTCGCGAAACCTAGCTTGCCAGAGCGATCTTTTGCGATGGACTTCTCTGACATGATCATCGGAATGATGTCCATCTGCATCATTTTGCCGATATCGACAGGAGCTGTGCCGACACCAGTTACGTCAATCTGAATGCGTCGCTTCGCAAACCCGTGATCGATCAGGAGCTGGATGATCTGGTTACCATCCTTGGTTTGTCTTCCAGGAACCGCTAAGAGATTGGCAAACCAGTTCTCTAATCTGTCGACGATGATGGTCTCATCCTTGCCACCACGTGACACGTCTACGCCAACAGCGCTCTCGCGTTCAGCAGTTGCTAGCCTGATCTGCAGTTCTTGATTGGTTTTTGGCGCAGGAGGTAGCTTCTTCGCGATGTTATGCTGTGTGATCGCGTAGGTGTCTGTCCCAGAGAATCCTAGGAGTGATTCTGGTATCGGGATGTCTTCTCCACCCTTGCGGCGGGGCAGATCCTCAGACGCGGGCCGACTGAATAGTGGCGGCGGGAGCCGTTGGTTGGACGCAGACGCCAGGTCTTCCGCTATTTCTGAGGCCTCCTCAGGTTTTTCCTCCTTGTCTATCTCCTCGTGGATCTTCTCCAGACGTGCTTTCTCTTGCTTCTCCAGGAATGCCTCAAAGGTGGAGGCCCATCTGGCTTGCGCCGCCAACACCCAGTCCGTCGGGATAACTTGCCATTCGTGATCTTCTTGACCGACACCGAAATCTCCTCTCAACATCCGTGAACGCAGGGGTTCTGGCAACCCCTGTAAGGTGCGCCGATACCCAGTCTCCATGAGTCTGGGGTTGTCTTCGACCCTTGCTCGGATGAAAGTGCGGGATTTTGGGTAAACTAAGTCGGTTTCTCCTCCCTCGTACGTGATTTCTACAGGATCGGGTCCGTCTACCTCCATGTCTTCGCCATCAGGTCCGACGATGTACCAGCGTAACTCGCCCTGTTTTGCTGGGTTTGGATGCCTTGGGTCGAGCCATGGACCCCAGTACTTGATGACCCACTGTCCTTGAGCATCAACAGGAGGATTCCCAGTCGCTATGATCCTCACCCGCTGTCTTTGGCGAGTCGTGCGATTCCAGGTGCCTAAGAACCGGTACTGTTTCTCGGAGAACTGTGTAATTTCGTCAAAACCCTTGAGATCGTGAGGTCGACCTTGGAACTTCTGTTCGTCGCCCTCGTATTGGCAGGCACCGAACTCGATACGAGCACCTTTGAACTCCCCCTCTAAGATGCGCCAGAGTTCAAGCTGGCCATTGAACTTGCCGATTTCAGCAAACAGCTCTTCAGAACGCTCCCGAATGCCTTTGAGCTCGGCATACTCACGACGGAAGATGATC